CTCGTATTTCTTTCGTCAATTTAATGTACGGTAATGTCTTCGCAGCGGGTTCGAGTATTTTTTGCCGAATGCAGTCGTTCTTCCATTTACATTCAATTTGTATCTTGAACATAGAATCGCTGGAGAGCAGAAAATACATCGGCGGAAGTACCGCAAAATCGCGCTGTAATACTTTCTGAATACACATATGTTGCGTCAAATATACGTCATCCGCGTGTTTGAAATGAATCGCCGATATATCGACACCCTGTGCTTGTAGAGCGCGTTTGTAGTTGAGCAGACCCATCGTGACGGCCTTTGTAAATTCGGTATGCCACGCGCGTATTATCGGACTATTCGGCGGCGCCATAATAAACCAATTATCTACGACGAGTGGAAGTGCTGTACCGGATATATGCTGAAAAGTACGATTTTCTTTTGTCTGAAAACCGGTTAGCGCGCTACGCTGTTTCAAACTTGCGTACCGTATTCGGTTCATAGCGGCAGTATCGTTTATAATAATACTTGCGTCAATCCAGCATCCTCCGTAATGTTGTAATAAGTACAGTCGCAACCAGTCGGCTTTGTGCTGAACTAAGAGCTTCGAGTACGTTGGAGGTAAATCGTGGTGAGCTACGTATTTGAACATAGTTCGCCGGTTCAGAAATCGTACGTCCCATCCGCGGAACGCGTTCGCGTTATAGGCCTGAATTTTTCGTACAATATCCGGAATTTCTTCCGTATCCCAGTACATCCATATTATTTTTGGAAGCGTATAGTATTGACGGTATGCGAGAAGTAAAACCGTTGCGAGGAACAATACTATTAAGCAAAACAAATAGTATCGTTTCATCCTTAAATTGTTCTAAGATTAAAAAAACGGTTTGAACGGTAAAGAGCGCGTACCGGCCTCGTTCAGTAATACTGGATGCGAGAGAGGAACAGGTAGAGATGAAATATCTTTCAAATACATACGATACATACCGAGTTCCGCGACGATCTTGGGTACGCACCAGGTGACAACGCGTGCATTGAGTTCGGCTATCTGTTGTGGAATGTCGTATGGTACGTTGCGACTGTACTGTAAATAAATCGCCCGCATCACCATAAATAAATCATCGGTACCGACCGGGTCGATGATTTCTCCCGATTTTTGATGTACGGTGGCGCGGATACCGTTCTGGATAATCTGAAAATTCGCCTGCGAAAAGAACGCTTGGTTCAATGGCGTTTTCTCGAAATTTCCCCTAATACCGTCGTTGCCTGCGCTATTCGGGGCCTGCGTAGAATAGGCGAATCCTGGAAGTTTGGTGACGTTCGTTCCGGCATCTGCGGATAAATCTATGCGTCCTGGACTTTGCTTGAACTCCATCTTCTATGGCTGGATTTTTTGTTCTAGAGATTTCTCCGAACTTTTTTCGTAACAAGATGTATAAAGAATGTCTTCAGTTGCCGGCCATTATTCTCAGGTTGCTCCGTTCAAGCGTTATCTTGCTACCGCTACATTCCGACTTTACAACAGCGCAGGCGCTTTATCTGGCCCCACTATCACGGTTAGCGCGGGGCCTCTCGTGTTAAAAGATATGGGTAAAACAAAGATTGCTACAGCGACCTCTGTCGATGCCGCGGCGGTTGGCTCTGTTCTGCGTAAGGTAGCGCTTCTCCCTACTCCTGCGGGTAATGGCCCTGTAGTTGTTGGCTACATTGTCCTAAGCGATACGGTCCCTTCGCAGCAGAAGGTTGTGGCGCTCAACTAAACTTTCTCCGAACTTTCTCCGACCCTTCGAATTTTTTTCCCAACCAAAGATATAAAAGAATGTCTTCGGTTGTTGGTGCGTTTTCTCAAGTTGCTCCTTTTAAGCGTTGGGTCGCGGGCGCAAGTGCGCACATCTATGATAATACCGGTGCGAATGCCGTCAGTGTAAGTCAATACACTGTTCTGCAGGATATGGGTAAGACCGTCTTTCTTTCTAGCGGTGGTGTTCTGCGTAAGGTTCGTACCTTGCCGTTTGTGAACAGTCCCGCACACGTCACGGGTTACATCTGGATCAGCGATACCGTACCTGCTGGCCAGAACATCACTCTGCTCAACTAAACGGCTTTTCTCCCGAATATATACGATTTTTAGCATTTCTATATTTTACTAAAACATAGAAATGAGGTTTATTCAAAATTTTTTTCGCAACGTAATGGTAGGATGACCTCACTGTTAAACAATTATAAACAGACGACTGCTATGTATATTAACGTTGCGAGTGTTTATAATCATATTTATGATAGCAACGGCGCTGTAGCGCAATGGGCGTCTCCGTCCGCAGGTCCATTATCCAACGCACTGACGACTGCGGGCGCGACTGTATTTCGCGATATGGGAAAAACTATTTATTTACCGGCAAGCAGTACCGCAAGTTCGCAATCTACCATTCTTCGGAAAGTTCAACTTGTCCCGGCGGGAGGTCTAGGTTATTACGGAACGGGTGGAAATGTAAATAATGAATTTTATACGGGATATATTCGCATCGGCGGTCAGAGCTATGGTGGTGGTGATGGTGTTCCGACACCAGTAGCACGCATTGGATAAATATTCTAACTATAAGTAGAATGGCCAAAGCTAAGACATCTAGCACCGCGATTACAGTCATGAAATGGGTCTATTGGATTGTTGGATTACTACTGCTCACCGCGGCGTGCTATGTTCTATATGAACCGTTGGATCGTCAGATTGCGAGCGTGCTGGTCTTTTTAGGCGGTGTCATAATTCTTTACTTTTACTACGTCAAGTGGTTTATTGTCGCATTAGCAACGCCGGCGTGGCCACCGTACCAAACTTTATGTCCCGATTATCTCACGCCGATGAGTCCCGGTTATGATACGGCCAGCGGCGTTCTACAGGCGCAATCGGGCGCGTCTATACGATGCGTCGATTTTGTAGGCGTAAGTCGCAATGGTATGCTCAAAAGAGTCGAACCATCCAATGTACAGCAAGCCCTACTCAGCGACTCTACGTCCTTTAAGGTCGATCCGACCGAGGATCCCCAAACGCTCAAAGGTCGCCTACAGACGTACGGTCTGACGTGGGTCAGTCTCTTCGGAGATATGTAAAGGTTATAAAGAGATGGCCGTAGAATTTAATTAATGACCTCCATACATTCCGATTTGTTTTCCCAAATTCAACAATGGGCAAACAAACCGGCTCCTCGTACTCCATCCTCTCTCTTCTTATACGGTCCTCCAGGTATCGGTAAAACGACTCTGGCACGCGTAGCGCTCGAATCCGCAGGATATCGCGTTGTTGAATGGAATGCCTCTCAACATCGCCATAAAGCCGCCGTAGAAGAATCATTGATTCCTCTACTCAATAGCCGTAATGTCGCCGATTTTTTTCGTCCCGAAGGTCCCCGAAATCTCGGTGTAGTTCTTGACGAAATCGATGGTATGTCCGTCGGCGATAAAGGCGGGCTTTCTGAACTTGTACGTATTTTGAAAGACTACAACGGAGAAAACGCAATTATATGTATTAGCAACGAGTGGATGGAAAAAAAGTTCCAGCCGTTTCAAAAAATCTGTCAAACCTTTGCCGTCACGGCTCCGACTGCGAGCGATGTTCTCGCGCTCATCCAGGCCCAATTTCCGGATAAGAAATATCCGAAAGGACTGGAACAATTAGCTAATGATCTACTCGCTATACACAGCGGCGATTTACGTAAAATCCTTCAATCGGTACGAGAAATTAAGAAAGATATGATTGCGGGAACCTTACAAGTTTCGCAGGTCAAGGATACTATTGAAGTCGGATTAGCGGACGCGCACGCTCTCGGTTCCAATCGTATTCGGCGTTCCGAAACAATTAAATCCGCGGTAGGACAACTTTTACGAGGCGGACTGGATATGACGGCGGAAGTTCCGCTCAATAATAACGATCTCAATCTCGCGGGACTCCATCTTCACGAAACGCTTCCTACATGGATAAAGCGTTACGTAGGAAATTCGGCGCAAGGATACGACCTGTACAAATCTGCATTTCAAACAATTCTCGCTTCGGATCGCTTGGATTATTATACCTTCTTTTTCCAGCATTGGACGCTCTTTCCGATTACCTATCAGGCGAAACTTCAGGCCGTCAATCATAAATTATTTAGTTCTACGACGATTGATGCGCCTTCGTGGAAAGATGAAAATATGGAATATACTGCGGTGCTGTCGAAACAATCTATGTTGTATAACCAGTTCCGATATTTGGGTGAGATGCGCGATTTATTTATGTCGGCCGATGTTCGCTACGACGGTGGATTTGATTCTACGTTTTGGCGCGCCAATCTGTTCCTCGTAGCGGCGTTGTCGGAACTTGAAAAACCTGGAACGCCTGGATACGGAAAGAAAGTCGATATGCCGGTGTGGGAAAATACGGAATTTTGGCGCGCGATGGTTCCGAAATGGTTTCCGACGGGCGACGCGAATCGGTTTATGCGATTGATTCAGGCGCTGAATATTCCGCGACCTCTGCCTTTTTCGACGTAGCGGATTTCGGATAGAAAGAATACGAACCGTCGATTCGTATTCTTTCAATACTCTACAGTACGAAAAAAGCACCGTCTATGTATATGGAGTTTTTTACCAAGTATTGAGCGAAATACAATGTGCTGTGTTGATGTTCGTAGTCGAAAGGCTGCCTGCTACGTTGAACCGAAAATTCAATATGCTCCGTACTCCCCAATGAAAAAAACATTCTGAGACGAAGAACTAGGACCGGCGAACGAAATCGAGTGGTTGTGATAAAAATCTGTATCCTTTACAAAATGACCGATTGGACCGTAGTTGTCCCAAGTTACAATCGTGTGGATGGATTCAAAAAGAAGACACTAGCGACCCTACAGCGTCACAAAATCCCGCCCTCCAAGATTTATCTGTTCGTAGCGAACGAAGAGCAGAAAAAATTGTACGAAGAAGGCCTGGAACCCGGTACGGTCGGCCATATTATCGTAGGTGAAAAGGGTCTGCCGCAGGTTCGCAATTTCATTTTCAAGTATTTTCCGGTTGGAACTCCGCTTGTTTCGTTTGATGACGATGTTCGTGGATTCGTACGCTTGGACGGAGATAAACTACGTGATGTCCGACCGGCTGAACTCGGCGATTTGTTTGATATGGCCTTCGCGGAATGTAAGAAAGTCGGCGCGCGATTTTGGGGCGATTATCCCGTTCCCAATGGATTTTTTATGAGCAATACTATTTCGTACGATCTTAAGTTTATTATGGGAAGTTTCTGGGGATGCTTCAATCCGGGTAAAACGGTACAGATTACAATCGGAAACGGTGAAAAAGAAGATTATATGCGTACGATTCAGTTCTGGGAACAGGACCATACAGTAGTACGCCTAAATTTTCTATCGCATAAAACGGCGACCTATAACGAAGCCGGCGGTCTTCAATCCGATGGACAAGCGGCGCGTATTCTGAGAGAAAAAGAAACTGTAGCCACTATGTTGAAGAAATGGCCTCAGTACGTTCGCGCCAATCCGCGGCGGAAAGGTCCGTTTCCTGAAGTATTACTGATACGTCAAAAAATGGATGGAACTCGTAAGCGTGATATGCGCAACAATCGAACACGCAAGCATCCGAAGGAGTGAAAAACATGTAGGTTTTTTTGGGTTTTTTGGTTTTTTATTTTTTGTTTAGAATCTCAGGCGTAGAGCAACTTCGCCATAGCCTCATCGATGCGTACCTTCAGCAGTCGAGACTCCTCCTCGGTGATCTCTACGCCGTACTCCTGTATTCCATAATCCATCGGCAGAACGTGTAGGAAGTACGACCATCCTTCCTTGACCTCGCGCAACTTGAATCGTCGCCGGACAGCGTCGTCCTCCGTACGACTCACGACGACGTGGAACTCGGAAAAGTCGTGGAATACTTCCTTGTCGTCGCGGAGCAGAGTCACGTTCAGCGATGCGCCCTCAATGTAGGCCTTCGGTCCGTTCTCCTTGAGATCCGCAATCCTCTCCTCCTTGAGCCTCTGTAGTTCCGCAGCATACTGGATAATCCGATCCGCTCTGTAGGCAAGTCCGCTCGCCGAAGCGAAGCGATCCGAGAGCCAGTTCTCGGTGTTCTTGTTGTCGTCGTGAATCTGGCGGAGGCAGGAAAGAGCGTTCATTTGGAAAGAAAAGGAAAGGAAAGAAGGAAGAAAGAAAGGAGGAATTCAGTGTGTGGCGGCCCACCGCACTGTAATAACCGGATAAACTCTTCAATTTTTTTCATTCGACTAGTAAAAATACCTATTGTAGTTGGAAATTCCGTTCGGACCGTAATAATCGTAATCGTAATCATATGTATCGTAGTAATTCCAGTGTCCAGAAGAGTGTAAATGTCCATCTTTATCTACATAATACACATCCCATACCCAATTACGATAATGATTGGCACGTGGAGGTGGTATAGAAGGTCGTAAATTGACTTTACCTTCAACGATTCCGTTAGATCCGAATCCCGAGAAATTATAATTGACCTTTTGTCCCGTATAGGTTGGTAGATTGATATGGGTATTTCCAGTAAAATCTACATATCCCTCTCGTACTGCGATTAGGCTAAGAATACAAAGTATAATTAAACACCACAATAAAAAAATCATTCTTATTGTGGTGTAGTATAAAGTTTCTACAACGCCGACCAACCTCCTGTAGGACCAACATTAATTGTACCATCGGCTGTTCCGTCAAGTTTGTAATTATTGAATGTAAAATTTGTTGTATTAGTATCGGGTATTTGGAGGGATACGGCTCCGTTCTGAACCATCCCTACAAATTTTGTTTTATGATTGAGGCCTTCGCGTATTAGAGGTTTACGGAAACTGACGGCGATAAGTATGGTTATAAATAACGCATTCAAAAACGCCGCGAATGCGGGTAATACCAAACAACTCAATTGGAAAAGGCTCCAAAGAATTATGGTAAATAATACAAATAGAATCCACAGGTTATCCTGTTTCATATCTCTAATCTATATCGTCAAATAATTATTCTCTATCGGTCTTTATAGTACCCAACACGTGTCCGTTAATTTTTAAATCGTCGAACTTCGTGTCAAAGGTCAGCGCCTCCCATCCCAATAATCCGGAAGAGAGTTCGCGTCTCGCACTCGGATCAATGAATAGAAAGAGTGCTGAAATTCCCGCGCAGATCGCTACAAACACCAGACCGTTTCCGTGTATCGTTCCTCGTATGGCTTCCATTGCGAAAATAAATCCTGCTGCAATTAAGACAATGAACGCAAGCGATACCAATTTGTACATTGTAAAATCCCTAATTAGTCGCTAGGTTATTTCTTGTGCTTTCGCGTCTTCGCTCGCCATTTTTCTAAGCGTTTTTCCAACGCTTCCGCATCGTACATTTTTTGGTTTCCGCATTTCTTAATGATACCTTCGCGTAGATAATTCACTAAACTCAATCGCTGACTCGTGTCATCCGTAGGAACCATCGGACTGTTGCCATGAACCTGATGTACATCCATGGCTAAAAAATCACCCGTACGACAATCAACGGCGACGCCGTATTGCGGAAATCCCGTGTACGCTCCTTTGTACGGAGCGCCCCGCTCAATCACGACTAGATTACCGAATCCCGTAGGCCAATCTCCGTTGTCCATATGCGCGGCCGTTCGAAAGTTTAAATTCGTCGTAACAGTCGAGAACGCCGTTCCGCGGATATGAAACGGCGTACTACGCGCCGCTTTGAGTTGGTTCTGGTGTTCTTTCGGACACAGCATTTGATATTGCGCGTCGATTTCCTTGACCAACGGAACCACCTTTTCCCACTTTTCGGGAAAGCGAACGTTAAAGGTACAGAGTCGGCAAGGACCGGGATAACGGATACCCGAATTTTTGAACGTCGCTTTCTGACTTATTGACCATTTATCAAAATATCCTAGAATATTGGACATCACCGGTTTCTTTTCGCCCGTCTGTAAGCCTTTTTCGGAACCGCTGGCGACTCCGCGATCCGTAGTCGTTTTCTTCACAAATTCTTTCAACGCCTCGTAAGCATCATCAATTGCTTCTTTGCTTAATACGTTTTTACGGAATCGTAATAATAACTCACCGTCTTCTGTATATACATCCGCATCATCTTTGAGCACGACCGGATAATTTTTTTCTTCCATAAATTTACCCTTAAAGGCGAGAGTTTCTTCATCCGTCAGAATTTTCCTCACCGTATATACCGGAATACGCTTGGACGTATCTTTACTGAGAATTGGATTGACCATTCCTTATTACGTCGTGCGATTATAGTTTTTTAGACTAATTCAAAAAACTACTAGGTATGCGTGATGACGTTGCCTACTTCATTCTCGTGAAGAAGATGGATAACGTCGAGTGGTTCGGTGCGACCAAGACGCATAGCACGTCCAACAATCTGCGCTTCCAATTCCGAGGACATACGATGAAAGAGTACAACGTGCGTCGCGCATTCGATATTCAGACCTGCGCCCATATTACGCGCATTGAGAAAGAGTACATTATGCTTACCGGCTTTGAATTCTCGTAGTAATTTATTGATACGGGCCTGCGATCCATTCACCGCAGCGTGCGTGATGCCCTCCGTAGATAACGTTGTCTCCATACCTGCGAACGTCGCGTCGTATCCGCTAAACATAAGAACCTTTGCCGTTGTATGCTCTTTCATAAACCGAATGAACGAATCCTTTTTATTTAATTTTCCCGTTTTCAGAATGACTTCTTTGGCTTCAGGAGTTTTCGATTTCTCTCCTACGACCTGAACTTCCTTCAAATCGTTGATACGCGCACGGCAGAGCGGACACGCCGCGACGCGCTTGAGCGATTCGCATAAACACGGAAAACAAAACAGTTGTTGGCAGCACGGTGTTACCGCAGGATTATTGACATCGCAATAGCAGATTGGACACGTTTGCTCGGTCGCTTTTTCTAGACGATTCTGAATCGCGGTGATACGACTTTGAATACTGGCGATCTTTTGCTCGCAGGCTTCCAGAGCTTTCGCTTTGATTGCTTCGGTACTGTAATCCATAGATTTTTTATACTCAAGAGTCAGACGGGCCTGCTCCAAATCTTTGAGCAGAGATTTCGTCACCGCGGTCGTAATTTCGGTCGTCGTATGTGCGCTCATACCAATCGATTCTAACGCGCCTTGAATATCTCCTGCGTTCAAACGTTCCAACATATCCGGTGTAATAAAAGTATCTAGTACGCGAATATTTGCGGGCGTACTACAAATGATATTCGTATGCGTGACTGTCGGCGACGAAAAACTTTGTTGGATATATTCCTCTGACGCGTGAATAATCAGCCGACTCGATTGATATCCGGCGGCATTGATAGATATACTTGAATACGCAGAGGTCATGCCGCACATACGACGGACGATATTCATATGCCGACATCCTGGAATCGTTAAATGTTGCGCGCCGCCCTGTAATCGTATCACACGCGCGACGACCGACGGAGGTGTTTCGGGTAGAGGTGTATATGCCGTAGTTATATTAAAATACGAACCGTTCGCAAACACTAAATTCCACCAACTCGCCGAAATAAACCAGTAAAATAGCGCGTGAAGTTCATCGTGGTCGGTCGAAATAGAAATACTATCCGCTTCATCAATAAAAATACGTTTCCATAAAATGGTTCGTACAGGATGAAATTGCGTAAATGTATTCCACATCGTTGAACTCACGAATAGTGCGTCATATGTATCTATATCGGTCATTAAGTTCTCGGCGGACGCATCGAGTTTTTTCTTGACGAATTTACATCTCAGCGTCGTATCACGACTGACATAGGTTTCCCATTGCGTAATCAACGCGTGGGGAACTATAAATAGCGATGTACTAAGAGGACGAAGCGTCTGACCCGATCCAGTTCGTAATTGACTACGAATACGTAGCAAACCGATATCTTTTCCGTCGCCCTGTATCGATCCGCGGTTCAAAAATTCCGTATATTCGGACGGAGGCGCGGGCGCTTTCACGAGCGCGAGCGCCGTCAGAGATTTACCGGAACCAACTTTATCGCCGAGAATACCGTAAGATGTATAGAATTTTCCTCCGTGCGGATCGCCTGCTATACTTCCAACATCGATTCCCGTAGTTTTTGCCTTTTCTAGATTCAGAGCGGCGGCGACGGCACTCTGTTGGTGTCGTAGCAATTGCGTTTTGAGCCAGGACGGAGACGCCGCTTTTGCGTTCGCGTCGGTTAGTTCCTGACTGTACAAGGACTCAAAGAACGACCATAACTTTTGTCGCGATACGATAGACATTTTCTAGTCATTTCTGGTTGTATGAGTTTTAGACCGACCTGGACGCTGTTCGGAAAAAATTGAATATTCCATGGGATTGGTGGGAGATGCTGAGACGAATCACATCAATTCTTTCCTTTCATTTCTTTCTTTCCTTTCTTTCCTTTCTTTCTTTTCTTTCCTTTCTTTACAATGACAAGCCTGTCCGAGGAGAATTTAATTCTGCGCCAGGGTCTTCAGATCTTTGCGAGCGAGATGGAGCAGATTCGCGCTGAGAACGCACGACTGGAAGCCGAGGCAGCGGTCGCACACAACGTAGCGAACTTACAAGCCGAGTGTGCGCGTTTGCGCGCCGAGCGTAACACCGCTATCCGCGCTCTGCGGGCCAAGACACCTACTGTAGTTCCGCGGTATATTCTGGAGAACCACGTAGCCGCCGAGAAGGCTAAGCGGACCGATTGTCCTATACTTATGGTACCTCTGAGCGAGTGCGATTCCGTGACGGTAAGTACGGCGTGCGGTCACATCTTTGATACGGATGCGTTCAAGACGTGGAGCAAGGATCATCGCGAGTGCGCGGTATGCCGTACGATTGTTGGCGACACGGCGACGTTCCGCCGGTAATCACCAAACAAAAACTAAAAAAAAATTTTTTTGTCGTAATTTACAACTAAAAAATACACTAATTTATTACCTTATATCTCATCCTTTCCAACAATTACATTTGATTGATTGCTGTATGGTTCTTTTGAAACAAGAACCGAATTGGACCGAAGCCCTGGAGTAACCTATCATATTTTTGGTTTGCTGTATGGTTCTTTTGAAACAAGAACCGAATTGGACCGAAGCCCTAGAGTAACCTATCATATTTTTGGTTTGCTGTATGGTTCTTTTGAAACAAGAACCGGATTGCTGTACCTAGAATATTCTTGTTTGCTGTATGGTTCCTTCTGGAACCGTTGCGGGCTTCAAATAAACTATTATGGAATAATATTTGAGTTGCTGTACGAAGCCCTAGCTTAGTAATATTTCTTTCGCATATGCTCTGTGTATCAGGATCCAATAATTACTTTATATTGCTGTACAGATCCTTTGTATCGGGCTTCAAATAAACTATTATGTAATAATATTTGAGTTGCTGTACGAAGCCCTAGCATATGCTCTAGAAATACCACTATCAGGATCCAATATATTAATATTCTTTATATTGCTGTACGGATCCTTAGTCTCATCATCTTTCTCACACGTGCTGGCTTTAGACCGGCCGGTTGTTCAATTTTTTAGCCAAGGGCCCTGTGTGTATTCTACTTTTCTAGGGACCAGAAATCCAACCGAATTTATTTCATTCGTCTCGTTGTACGGCGTTTGTTGGCGGTTTTCCGTACAGTTTTCCGATTATTTGGTAGCGTTTTCCGCATCACGATCATATCCTCTTGTACGCAATGCGCCTCGGTAATGACCTCAAATCCGTATCCCTTGTAAATTTTAGGAAGTACATTCCGTTCAGGAATCTTATCCTCCACCATCAGATACAATTCCGAAATACCCTGTCGTATCGCAAATCCTTCGAATCGTTTCATAAGAATCTTTAGCGGGCTTGACGTTGCTTTTATGCTACGAGTAATACGGCACAAGTCATTGACCCATAGTTGCGGAGTACCCGTTTCGCACCAATCATAATATTGTAGAGTTCCGACGGCTTTATCGTCGCCGTTGCTCACAATACATACCGCCGTATAATCATCGTTTTCTAAACTATCTTTCACACGTTCGTAGGTATTTCCTAAACAGATTTCGCCTCCGTGTCGTTTCTGGTCTGCGAATTCGTTGAGAATAATTTGTATTTCACTTTTATGTAATTTCGTATGATCTTCCGTCACAAAAAACTGGATACGAAACTCTTTCTCTTCTGTCGTAAAGTAACGTTTCCGTATATTACGACAGATTCGCTCCACTCCCATTTCTATTATCTATATTTATTTCTGTGAAAAATTTTTTTGTTTTTCTGGTTTTTCTAGGTTTTTCTGGTTTTTTTGGTTTTTCTAGTTTTTTTTGGTTTTTCTAGTTTTTTCTGTTTTTTCTAGTTTTTTCTGTTTTGACTAGTTGTAGAGAGCCACGAAATTTTCGCGGATCCTATCCCGTACCTTCTTGTACTTCGGATCGTCCAGTTCAACCCGTAGGATCTCGTACGGAGTCATCTGGCGCGGACCCTCCTTCTGGAGAATCTCGAACTGCGCCGGCGACCAGCCCGAGAGCATCGCTACGCCAGGCGTATCCGCCGCCGCGTGATGGTCGCTGCTGTACGTGGAAGCAAGATTCCAGATGACGATGCGGGGAGCCGTAAAGCCCTGTCCAGGGCCCCACATACGCTCGCCGAGCGTCTTGAACGCATTCTGAATCATAGTGATTTGCGTCTCCCACGGCGTAGTCTTGACGACGCGCGAATAGCAGTGGTCCGTGTACGCGCTACGTTCGCCAGGTCCGCACGCCTGATCCCAGCCCATGTCCGTCAGAACGATGAGATTCTCGGGCTCCTCGCCGGGTCGGCAACCCTTCATCTCAATCATCTGAAGTACGAGGTCCATCGCCTTCTGGAAGTCCGTACTGAGACCGTGTCCAACATTGCTATCGTTGAGCAGAGCGATTCGCTCGAAGATGTCCGAACCTGGACGGAAGCGAAGAATGTTCGGATCCGAGTCAAAGGTCAGTACCATATCCTTGTACTCCTCAGCGCAGACTTCCGATCCGAGCAGACCGAGCGCCGTCGATACCCAGTAGGGGACGTCGCCTACGGGCGAAGACTGCATGGATCCGCTACGGTCGATCATGAAGAGCGAACGACGCAGACCACCGCCCGTCTTCACCTTCTCAACCATACTCCGCCAGACACCGAGCAGAAAGTCCTTCTCCTCTGTTGTTCCGTCAAAGTCATTGACCTTCTTCGCAATCTCGTGCGGAAAGAGCGTATCCGCGCCATGGACCTTCGCCTCACCCTTCGCCGCCTTTGCGTAGTGCTCCTTGAACTTCTCGCGGCACGCCATCCGCTTCTCGTCGTCCGGATGGCGGAGCGTGGCTGCCGCCGTGGTACTCGAATTGTAGGTCGATGGCAGGTTCAGGAACGCCTTGTTGTAGATCTTACCCGCGCGACCTGGTACGGTCTTCGGATCGATCATGTCAAAGGCGCCAGCGCACATAAACGTCTCGACCGTCTCAAGCTTACGGTTGAGGTTAGCGACGTACTGACGGTATTGACGCATCATCGAACTGAAGCGCCCGACAGCACGCGGAAACAGAATATACGCGATATCCATAGCAAACCGCCGATTCTTATCCTCGCGCGGAGCCCACTTCGCCGCGAGGCTCATACCGGTCGTCGATTCCGCGTCGGTCTTGAGTTGCTTCGCGTACAACTCCGTGACGTCCCGCCGGTACGCGGGAGCAACCTTAGTCTCTAGGAGACGCGAGAAATCGTCCCAGCAACCGTAGTGCGGAATCAGATCTAGCACGGCCTTCGCGAGCACCGGTTGCTCGTCGCAAAGATGCTGAAAGAGATGCTCGAAGACCTTGCGTTCGCCCTTACCGCCGCGAACATTGCGTACCATGAACGCCAGGACGAATGCGTCCTCCATAGCCTGCGATGTTCCGATCCTAAGAACGGCCAGAAGATCCTTCTTAAGGCTCGCCGGCTCCGCTCCGCGTACGCACTTGACGTTGAGATCTACGAGCGGATGACCGGTCGTAGCATACACATCGGAACCCTTCGCTCCGACGGCCTTGGGAAGTAGGGAAGAAACGAGGGAAGACATTTTGGAAAGAAAGAAAGAAAGAAAGAAAAGTAAGGATTGAAAGAAAGTAAGAGACCCACTTCATTTTTTTATCCGTGACGGTTCGTCAATTTTTTCCAATCCTCGGTCTAAATCTACACTTGAACTATATTTGTAAGATGTCTTCGTGGCCAAACAATCTTTCGAAATCAACTACGCATCCTCCGGTGAGTATCGTTACACCAACTTATAATCGTAAAAAGTTTATTCCGTGGCTTATAGAATGTATCAAAGCCCAGACGTATCCGAAAGAACGTATGGAATGGCTTATCTTCGATGACGGCACGGAGAAAATCGGCGATCTCTTAACTCCCTACATCTCGTCTATGAACATTCGCTACTTTTCATCAGATACGAAACTGACGATCGGCGCGAAACGGAATCGGCTTCACGATGAAGCCCGCGGAACCATCATTGTCACTATGGACGACGATGATTATTATCCGCCGGAACGCGTTCATCACGCGGTTATGACTCTTCTGAGTAAAAAGGTCGAACTCTGTGGTAGTTCCAGAAACCACTTATATTTTACAGACGACGGCGGGATTTGGGAAATTGGTCCTTATACACCGTATCACGCGACCTTCGGAACGATGGCCTTCACAAAAGAGTATTTGAAAACCAATCGTTGCGATGAAACGGTGACGCACGCCGAAGAGGTTCAATTTACGAAAACCTACAGTAATACGTTGGCGCAGCTCGATCCTATGAAAGTTATGCTCGTGATGTGTCATAAGGAAAATACGTATAGTAAAAATAAGTTACGCGAATCTCCTCCGCATAATATGAAAAAGACGGCGTTCAAGTTGAAAGCCTGGGTTCGTTCCGCGAAACAGCGAGAGTTTTATATGTCGGCCTAGTGCCGGAATGAAATGGCCGGCGGTCTAAATTTCTTACAATATCAGTAGAATTATGTCCTCTCTATTGAATGGACCCGGTGGGACCAATGTATTTGGAGATATGACGACGGCCGTCCGAAATTCGACTAAGAATATCGGCGGAGATTGGCTGTTGTATCTTCTCGTCGCCTTTTTTATAGCCGTCGTGATTTTTATGCTAATGGGTAAATCTCCAAGTCTCTCGTGGGTCTCGTTTATCGATCCACGACCTGCGATTTGGAAAATCTTAGCGCGCGCCTCGCTGTTTTGGATTCCCAGTCCGTTATTTACGAATTTAATCGTGCCCGCTGACAAGGCGGTCGATGGAATGTACGACGATATATACAGTGTAACCATCGAATATGTATTATACAATACTCGTAGTTACAATACAACGGAAGGTCCGTATCGCCATCTATTCCACCGTGGTTCGAGCGAACTCGCGAAAACTACGGTCGGTGGCGCGATTTTAGCCGGTTGCGCCGCGAACCAATCCGGCGATTTACCGCCGTTCGGTCTGCCCAAGCGTCTCAATCCCGGTATATTCTTAGATCCCAATACGAACGATATAATTGTCTTCGTTGATACAATCAAAGGTGCGGATACGGTTCGCGAATCATTACGTATTGCCGATATTCCTCTCGATATTCCGGCGCGCATTGGTGTCGTTCTGAATAAACGTGTATTAGAAGTCTATTTGAACTGTAAGTTGGAAGCGACTAAGGTATTACAAGGCGATCCAAAACACGTTGAAAACGAATGGTACGGTTTAGCGGGTCCCGCAGGAGCGCAAGCCCAGATCCAGAATATGTATGTGTGGAAAGAATCGCTGAGCGCCGAAGATATGCGCCAATTGTGTCCTGGACCACCCGTATTTAGTAAAGAACGTCCGATATGTTCAGGAGCCGATACTCCTGTAGCTCCTGTAGCTCCTGCGACAAAAAATACGAAGATCGATTTAGGTCTCGGTACTTCGCTCATGGCGAAGTGCGCCTAAAGTATTATGTTAATCTTTTGAGAAGATAAGTATGGAACGAATCTTCTCAAAAGCACACGCGACGGAGTTTCTCGCGCCCTACGGCTTGATTATTCTTGCGGGCCCCGCATTCAGTATTTTATTATGTCCTGAGCGACACGCATTGTCTGCGGTCCTCGGTATTATGATTATGTATTGCTGGGCGTATTTTGCGCACCGTGTATTACATCTATTGCCTAGCGAAGGACCGCTCAGTCATTGGAATACGCATTGGAAATTTCATCATCAACCTCTCAAACTCTTAGATCGACATGTCGAGTTAGCTATAGAACTCATCAACGATTTATGTATGAGTCTGACAATCTTAGCAATACAATATTTTTCGCCGTGGCGAGTACCTACCAGCGTCGTTGTATTCTTTGCGATATGGTATGCCTCCGTTCATATTGTCAATTACAGTATAATTGGTTCGCCACACCATCGCGAACACCACGCGCAAATTCATAAAAACTTTGGACCGGATGTTATGGATCATTTCTTCGGAACCAATCATAGCAACGTCAGAGAAGATTTGGTAGGTATGACCGTAAATATAATTTTTGCGTTTGCGCTCACGTTTCTACTCAAAGAAACGTTCCACTGGAACGAATGATTGAACGAAAATCTGAATCAAATGAATGATCACTAAATTTCCAACAGCGATTTGCTCGTATGTATAGATATCCGTATGTTTGTAATCCTGAATAGTTAATGCCATACCCATATCCGCGAGTATAGGTTTGTCGTCGCAGATCTCCCACGAATCCATCGCGCATCCGCGGAACATGCGAATTCCGAAGAAAATCAGTAGCAACGTAGCGAGTACAGCTCCCTGAGCGATTCGCGTACGCGAATAAATAACACCGACGACCATCACAACGCATAAGATTCCGTGGAGAATCGTGACTATCCATTCCAAAAGCATAGAATACTTATAGTATCTTTGGAATTTACGGTGTATAAATAAACGTAGTCAATAATAAGGAAAATGGATATGTTTGGGGAAATGACGCAAAGAGCGAAAGCGACTGCGAGTTCCTCGCCTATGGCTGTATGGGGCGTAATCATTATGTTAATACTAATTGTCGCTGGTGCTATCTACTGGTGGTTTTCACCCAAAGCGAAAGATGTGACGGTTATGGGTCCCTATGTTCTGAAACGAACGACCGCGGGAGCCGCGAGATCGATGACAACCGTATTTACGCAGGAGGAAATCAACAATTCGCTCGGTAACAATTTCACTCTGAGTTTCTTTGTCTATATGGAAGAGGCTAATCGCGAAGATATTCCTATAGGTGGTCCCGAAGGCGATTTCCGATTCAAGCCGTTCTTATACATTCTCGGTGTCGGTGACGTATTATTGGATCCAATTCACCAGGTCGCACGCATACGTGTGAAACCTCTTGCCGCGAACGGAGTTCATCGTCCCGACGGCGTAGTCAATTTAGACGTCGAGAATTTTATGATGGCGCGCTGGAATCAAATCACTATTACTCAGGAAGGTCGTAGCGTAGATATTTACTTGAACGGTGTCCTTACTACATCGACCTTATTACAAAATTTACCCATACTCAATCCCGTAGGAGTTCTCCTTGAAACATCTCCGGATTTTTCGGGTCAAGCGGGACTGTTCCAAGCACGGCCTTCGCGTCTTACGGAACATGAGGTGATGCGAAATTATAAGCGCAATACCGATACTCGGGGTAAGCCACTAATTCCCGATACGCCCTTTCGTATCAACGATGCGTGGAAACAATTCCTGAAAACCCTGTGCGAAATGGGATTTTGTGGTTTCCGGGTTCAGGTCGGTGGATTAGACTACATTGATTATGAGTTTGCCTAAGCGATTACGTACATCGGGATGTCAAAGAATTTTAGGTGTATTACGGTAGAAGAATATGGACGCTATCCGCAATTTTACAACCAACAACCGCGGATCGATCATAAACGTAGTCTACGTGATTGCGTTTTTACTCGCTTTGTACTACTTATACAAATTCCTGATCCAGGGCTCGGAACTGGAAGTTGTAGTACTAGGCAATGAGGTCGATGCGAACGTACCCAAAGCCTTACCGTTTCCTACCAATAACGAAGACGTCCGTGTGAAGCAGGGTGGTGAATATACGATTAGTTTCTGGATGTACATTTCGAGCTGGGATTACCGCTCTGGTATGCCGAAGAGCGTACTCCAGATTGTAGATAGCAATCTTTCCGATAGTTCTCTCTTTACTAGCGTACTGTATCCCAATGAGGCGAAACTGATGGTTCGTATTCACACGGATGCTACCAGCGGTGAAGATACGGATTACACGAAGAACACGAACTTTGAGAATCTGCTATCCGGACAGCAGGGCGCCCAGATGTTCGCTCCGTCGCTGACATCGCCGATGTGCGATATCCAGGATATTGATCTCCAGCGCTGGATCAACATTACGGTGACCGTCAATGGACGTATCGTAGATGTCTATTACGACGGTAAGCTCAATCGTTCTTGCGTACTTCCCACCATCCCTGCCGCACCGGCAACGGGTACGCAGTCAGTAGTGATTGGTCAGAAGGGTGGTTACGGCGGTAAAATCAGTGGTATCCAGTTTATGGCCTATCCTCTCACCCCGGACCGTATCTATGCTATCTATCAGGCCGGTCCCGCGAGCGGCGCTGGCTTACTCGGATACCTAGGCGATAAACTTGGCATCAAAATCAACTATTCCGGCAAAAGCAAGTAAATAATTTCCGGTATTATTAAGTTTTAGTATTCATAAGACTAAAACTTTATTAATTCAACCATATAAATAGAGGAAATGGATACAACATCGGGTCCCTTAAGTTACATACTCGGTAAAAATCTGGTCAGCCAGATCCTTCTAACAATTGTTGTTATGCTCGCCGCGTATTCCGTGATCACTATATTTGAAACGGTCGTAACTATGGTTCGTCGATTCAATGAACAGACGACTGTACTCTTCGCGGATACAACGCCAGGTAAGCAACTTATCGTACAGAAACCCGACGCCAGCGCGTTGATTTACAACAGTCAGAATGAGTTGAACGGTATGGAACTAAGTTATTCCATGTATCTGAATATTTCTCCCGATACCTTTGAAGCGCGAGTATCCGATGAATGCGGCGTCACCTCCGAGAACAAACCGACGATTCTCAAACATATTATGCACAAGGGATCCAAGGATGGTTTTCCGCTGATGGCTCCTGGTCTGTTCGTCGAAGGCAATAAGAATACGCTACGACTGTACATGAACTCTACGACCCGATGGGACAACTACGTAGAGATTCCGAATATACCTATCGGTAAGTGGTTCCATTTAGTCGTCGTACTCAAGGGTAAATATTTGGACGTATATGTCAATGGTAACGTCACGGTACGCCACCAGTTTGACGTCGTGCCGAAACTCAACTTTGGCAACGTCTATGTACTCTATCCTATCAAATTCCCGCGGGATTCGACGGATAATACGATACGTACGAAATTTACGGTGGATAACGCCGCGAAGGGTATGGTCTCGCGTCTGAAGTACTATGCGTACGCACTCAATTACGCACAGATTGATACTCTTTACCGCGAAGGACCATCCAAGACTATCGTCAGCAATACCTTTACGGAAGTACCTCCCTACTTCCACGACGATTGGTGGGTCACTCAGTATTAGACCTAACAGATTTTTTTCATATTTATGTATTTACATAAAATTCATAAATATATACAAACGAAGAAAAGCGAACATTGTTACTTCGCAAACTTGAGACCGCCCAAACCACTACTAATTTCTAAGAAATTCAGCGTTTCTACAAAAACCTGTAATTCATACGTATAGTTGGCAAGAAACGGAATCGGTTCGACATCCACATCCATTTCTAGACGATCAATTCGGCTGGTATTCAATGTACCGTCGGGTTGCTCGACACTTGAACCGTGTAACGCGAAACTATAGGTATGAATTGGCCACATTTCCGACTGGGACGCGAGACCGTAATCATTAAACGGAACGGTATTGCCGTTGAGAAACCGGTACGGTACATACTCGGTGAAATAGGATGGATCCTCGGAATCAAACAATTGCGTACCGTTCGCCGTTAGAAATACGTTTCGTAAAATACGACGTTGTAATCCTGGAATGTTGAGACCCGACCGTCCGATATCAGTTGGTTTTCCGTTGATATATACTTTATTCGGATAACTCGCCGGATTGACCGGTGCCGCAAACGGACGATTCGCGCCCTGCGTATTGATCCAATTCGTCAGATTTGTCGATTGGTTTCGGTACGGTATCGCGTCGGATCGGCGGCCGAAATACGCAATCCGTGTGGCTATATTATGGACATCCAACCGATATGTATCACGTGTATTGATTCCTGAGAATATGAAATTCTGAACCTGTCGAACATTGTAGCGTACGGTTTTTTTCACAAACGCTTGCTGTTCTTCGGCGCGAATAAATGTATAGGTCGCTTCCAATGTAGCGTTCAGAGGCCAGCCGTCAAAGGACGGTACCGAACCCGAAATATCCGTTAAGAAATATCGCATACTACCCGAAATATCTGGATTCGCACCATACAAGTTATTCAGCGTCGCGGGAAGAGGTCCGAGTACAGCTGGATTCCATACATTCGGATACTGGTCCGACGGAATATACGGTAGCGACGCGATATTGGACCGAAGTCGTACGCCACTCGGATCGAGCACCGTATATAGATCGCGAATTGGACGTAACTTTAGCGTAATTTCGCAATCGTGATACTGTAGTGCGATGAGAGGTAAAGAATTCGCGATATAATCGCTAAACCATAGACCTAGAGGTACTCGGATAATTCGACCAGGAATGCTCGGCGCATTGTTTTGTTGCGGAGCACCACGCCACGCTATCACATTCGGATATCCGCCGACTTGCGGATCGCTATATATTCCGTTTGCTGGATCGAAATATTCTGGCGTATCCCCAACCATCGCGCGCCACTGTTGGTAATTATCTGTATCGTTATCCAAGAGTGCGCGGGCGCTTATCCAATCGCTCGTAAATTCTTGAATCAATTGGCCTCCTACAGTTACGCTGACCGTATCAATAAGACGTGCGCCGATCTGTCGCACCCACGCAAACTCGTATTTCCGGTCGAGATTCAGCTTTCCAGACATATCTTGCGATATGTAGGCTTTACTAAAAATATCCGGCAACTGAAATCGGAATACAAGATCACTCAACAGATCGCCCTGGCGTGGTATTTTCGCTTTGAGTAATATTGGCGCGTCCATCAGCAGTAGATTCGGTCCTTCCAACGGAATCTGTATAGGCTCTTGCGAGAAATGAGTATAGCGCATAAACGTTTTATAAAACCACGTCGTTTGCGGATTGCCATTGATTTGTATATTCTCATTGCCGTAGCAAACGAGAGATAATAATCCACCCGGCATAGTACTACTCGGGTGTAGAGTATTTTAAGAAAAAGAAAGACCGCGGTGTACAGTAAATGGAAAACCTTGAGACGAATATGATAGGTACTACGGATAGTCTTTCCAATAACTCCTACTACGTGTATGGCGTCATCGCGATTCTTGTAGTATTCCTATTGTGTCTCGGTGTATATATGACTTACCGACAGTGGAAATCCTCGCCGTGGTGGTCGGATCGCTATATGGCCTGGACGCAGGGATGGAACTGGACGCGTTCCTCGGATGCTTTCGGTATCACGGAAACGGGAACGCTACAGGAAGTCGCTACGCCAGTACCAGCACCCGGAGCCCCTGTCACCGAAAGTACATCTGAACGACACCAGACAACCGAATCGTGGTGCTTTATTGGCGAGGATTTGACGGGTCGGTATTGCGTGAAAGTCCCCTCCGAGAAAGCGTGCGATAGCGACCGATTGTACCATAATCGGAAAGAATGTGAATTAACGCCGGCGAATCATATGCCCGCCGGCGTAGTGAAGCAACACGGTACTGCGATGGCTTCGCTTTCGTCTCTGCGATTCGAGTAGTAATTTTGTATCTTACTACAAATAAGGGAATGACGTTTCTACAACGTGTATGGTTTCGTATGACGAACGATCCTGCTTCCGATAAAGCATGGAAAAAACAACGCGAAGAAAATAAGGTCGCGTGCGATCCCGAAATTAATGAATGGAATAGAAAACTTTCATTTGTAACCGATCCGAATTTTACGAAAAAGGCGTTGCCTGAAGATATCGCCTATCTTACAAAATTCATCAAAGAGCGCATTAAACAACTCAAAACCTACACATTATCGGCGACGGATATTGATACACTCAATACTAGTCAAGAGAGCGAACATTTTAATATAATGATGGCTACATTCGGAAAACGTTTTGAATTCAAGTCGGTAGTCGATGGCGCCCTCACTCAATGGAAGGCCATCATACAAGATTTGAAAGATAAGAAAAAAACGGTACCACCTAGTTATCCAAAACTTATTGTACGTCTCGAACATGCACTCGCGTGGTTTGGAAAACAGAAATTTGTCGAGGCGGAAGTCTATTCCACGGAATTAAAAAATCTATCGGAAGACGCGGATGTCATTCTTCGAGGTACAGGTGGCGACTTACACGATCCGGAAATGAGTAAGAAAGTCGCCGAAGATGCCGATGATGCCGCGCGTAACGAATTCAGTATTTCGCGACTTATCGCCAAAATCCTGGCGGTCGTTTTTACTATTTTCAATACGTTCATAATCTTTGTAGGCGGAGTCTATGGCTCTTCGCTCGCGACAAATCTCAATTTACATCACAGCGCGGCGTATCGCGTATTCTATGCTATCTTCGGATTCCTCTTCTTTTTCATCGTCATTCCGTATGTACTTCTTTATCGCTGGTGGTGGAAAGGAAAAAAACCGCGATTTTACTCTCTGATACCGCTCGTACCCTATCATTTTGATAATTATTACACGGGGCTGCTACTAAGTTGGATGAGTTACAAACCGGACGACCGCGTACAAGCTTTGAAAGAGTGGGAACTTGAACATAAAATATAAGTCGTAGTTAGGAGGAATGAATTCCAGACTCCCTATCGCTGTACTTTCACAAAGTTCGCACACTATCGGACTTTTTGATCTTTTTCGTATTCATCAGACGGAAGCACAAGATGTCACGTGGATCGCACCCAAACGTATGGCTATTCAAGAATGGATTCGTCCATCCGCATTAATATCTCTCGATATTCGGATTCATTCGAATACTTCCGAATCTATACGTTTATTGTCG